CTTCATCATGAGGGAGCGACATGAGTGAGTGCCTCCGATGCCGCAACTGCGCCCCGCTCGAGCCGCTGCCGAAAGGCGATCCGCTTCGCCTCCACAGAGGCCAGTGGGGGATGCTCGCCAGAGGCCTCGTCTACTGCTCTCTCCCCGGGGAGATCAGCGGATACAAGCGATTTCGCTCCGTCGAGTCCGTGGACTACTGCGAGCACTTCGAGCCCGAGCCCGATGCCGACCGCATAGCACGCCGCTTTGAAACCGTCCGAATCCTCCGCGCCGCTTTCGACCAATGGCGCAAAGAACTTCAATCAAAGGCCAAAACGAAATGACGCTCAAGAAAGTCACCCGTCTCATGTCCATCGATCCGCCTTCCAAGGAACACACGCCGAAGCGCCCGCCTTTCACTTTCACTGAGGTGGACATCGACGACATCTCCACCTATCCGCCTGAAGGTGCCGCGCTCTTCTTCGTCCTAAAAGAAGGAGCCTGGGATCGCTTCTACGGCGAACGACGCGGTTTTACGATCTTCGCTGACCTCTATGGGCTGACGTTCAAACTCGATCAGATCAAAGCATGGAGCCCAGCCGGCTTTACGAAGTATGAAGAACGCACTCGAGAGGAGAAGAAAGTCCGTGGTTAAGCTCAACATTCCCGGTACGCCTCAGGGCAAGGCACGTCCGCGCTTCTCTCGCACCGGCCACGCCTATACGCCCGATGAAACCCGTCGCTACGAGGCCCGTGTAGCCGTTCTTGGCAAGTATGCGATGTGCAACCGAGACATCATGCGCGGGGCAGTCAAGATTTCTATCCTCGCTGCTTTCCCTGTGCCTGCTTCGTACTCGCAGAAACGCCGCGCAGCATGCCTGCAGGGCTGCGAACGACCTGCCAAGAAGCCGGATATGGACAACATCATCAAAATCATCTGCGATGGACTCAACGGCATCGCGTGGAAGGATGACGCTCAAGTCGTTGAGGTCTCTGCTGCCAAAACGTACGCAGAGTTCCCATCCGTCACCGTCTACATCGAGGAGCTTTCATGATCGATCCGATATTCTCCAAACGCTTGCAAAACTGGAGTCGGTGCATTCGAGCTCGCAGGAAATCATTACCTTCGCCGACAGCTCAGGTATTAAACGAACTCCGCCTGAAGTATGGCCCTCCAGCTATTGAGGAGTACCGGAACGAACCTCCAATCTCGAGTGCTGATATGGCTGATGCGGAAAAGCTATCTGCTGCCTATGGGGGACCCTGGCTAACTCCACAGGAAAAGCGCGTGCTTCAAATGGTCTATGGAGAAGGGAGGCACGTCGGTTTGTGCGCTAGGGAACTCCGCGTGACGTATCGCGGTTTCTTGCGTGCATTTGATGGCGTGTGTCAGAAGTTCCAGAGAATCATCAAAACGTACTTTGACAACGATGGTTGAGGTATATATACTGAACATACAATTTTTAGCCGACTTCCATTGCGATTTCGAGAGTTTTGCCACGGGGCAGCCTTTTTGCACCCGAAAGAAACGTAAGCCCAGTCAGAGATGACCGGGCTTTTTTGATGCCGGAATAAGTAGCGTCGAAATACATAACATTTGCAAAAATGCTAACCTCATGGTAGAATATTCACGTGTTCAACCAATAGAGGAGATCATGAAGCAAAGTGAATTTCTTCGGTGGCTTAAGTCGAGAGGCGTTGAGGTCACCCACGGAACCAGACACCTTCGCCTGAGAGTCCCGGGGAACCCAAAAACGCAAACCATGCCTCGACACCCCGGCGCAGAGATGAATGAAAGTATCCGCAAGGACATCATTCGCGATCTTGGCCTGAAGGAAGTCTCTAAGAAATAAAACACACCCCCGCCTTAGCCGGCGGGGCTTGCTGCATGATCGTATGTCTGACAAATGTCAAATTTCGATTTTCCATGCCGCTTTGAAAAGCTTAAGGACGGCACTGAGATTGTTCGTTGCCGGGATCTGCCCGAACTTCTGTCATATTCCGTGGATGGCGAGCCTCTTGAAAATTGGGCCCGTTATGCCGTCGAGGATTGTGTCGAGTTCCGTATTAAAGATGGAGAACTTATTCCGGAGGCGTCACCTGCGCTTCCCGGTGAATATGTTGTTCATCTGAGCGCAAATCAGGTTGCAAAAATTCTGCTTTCAAATGCGATGGCGCGCGATGGTGTTTCTCGCGTCGAACTCGCTAAGAAGGCCGAACTGAAGCTTCCTGAAGTGACGCGGATTCTCGACGTTCGCCATCCTACGAAGATCGACCGTATTGAGGCCACTCTTCGGTCACTCGGCCATAGGCTTCAGCTGTCGATTGCCTAAAATCAAACCAGGACCGAACCAGCTTTTCACTTTGCTTCACTGGTTCCGGGTCCTGAGCACAAGGGCTTCTCTCCGGAGAGGCCCTTTTCTTTTTGGGGTAGGACGATGCCTGAAGTTCCACAAAAGAAAAGGAGGTGCTATGGCATCAAAACCGAACGCCTCCAAGGGCGGAAGACCATCAACCTATACGCCGGAGCTTGCGGAGAGAATCTGTGATTTGATTCGTGAAGGCAAGTCAGAGCGTCAGATTTGCAAGATGCCTGGCATGCCGGATGCGGTAACTCTTCGCAGATGGAAAGACACCAATCCAGAGTTTTGCATTCAGTCCGCGCGCGCGCGCGAAGCAAGCGCCGAGAAGTTCAACGATGAATTGCTTGAGCTTCAAGCAAATTTGAACAATGAACTGCAGACGCGATTGCTGAACGGCGATGACTTTCCGAAGGGAACTGTTGAAGCCTTCAAGGTGCTGATGCAGGAGAAGGCTCGCCAGATTTCGTGGCGTGATGATTCGCGCTACGGCGATCGCAAGACCGTGAAGATTCAGAGCGACACGCCTGATCTTTCCACGATCGACATGGAAAAGCTCAAGGCCGCAAGAGAGTTGCTGTATGACGAGACTCCCGACACTGATCGAACTTGATCAGGAGATTGCGCGGCGCAGCCTGTCCGAGTTCTGCAAGATGGCATGGCACGTGCTCGAGCCTGCTACACCGATCAAGTGGGGGTGGGCGCTCGATGCAATGTGCGAGCATCTCGAGGCAGTGCATAACGGCCAGATCAAGCGCCTTCTGATGAACGTTCCGCCGGGCATGATGAAATCACTGCTCACTGGCGTCTTCTTTCCTGCTTGGGAATGGGGCGCAGGCGGAAATCCTTCTCTGCGATATCTGACAACTGCGCATAAGGAAGACCTCGCAATCCGAGACAACCTGAAGTGTCGACGCTTGATCTCCTCCGATTGGTATCAGGAGCGATGGAGCGTCGAACTGTGCGGCGACCAGAACGCAAAGAAGAAGTTCGAAAACACGGCTACTGGCTTTCGTGAGTCTATGGCTTTCCGAAGCCTCACTGGCTCTCGAGGCGATCGCATCATCATCGACGACCCGCTGAGCGTAGACGACGCCTTTTCAGAAGCCGCGCTCTCCGCTGCGGAGCAGACCTTCCTAGAGGCCGTTCCGTCCCGTGTGAACAACCAGGACTCGGCGATCATCGTCATCATGCAAAAACAGCCGGAGTTCACGACGCCGCAATAG